TTCTTCTCGTCATCTGTATCTGGATTGATACAAATTCCGTTCTTCTTTTTGGATTTAGACTTTTTTCCCTCTGTTTTCTCAACCTCACCCATGATTTCTTTGAGGTCTTCTCTCCAGTTTGACCGTGCTTCTGTAGTTACACTTCTCTTTTTCATTGCCTTTTTGATGGCCTTATCTCTTGAACCAAGATATTCCTGAGATCCAGTCTCTACTTTACCGTCTCCATCATAATCCTTCTTTGCTTTCTTCATTGATCCACCACCAGCAGCTTGAGCCTTCTTCTCACCTCTTTCTTCTGGTGTTTGACCCTCATCAGTCATCTCTACAGATGCAATCTTAGGATCTGAACGTAGTTGTGCAATCTTATCACGAGTTGCAAAACGGATGTATGAAGAGTTAGTCTTCTTATCCTTTACACGAACCTTAAATTTAGTACCTGATTTAGTATCTTTAGTTGTTATTTCTTGTAAATCTTCACCTTCTAACTCAGTATGTGCTTTATCTAACTTTAAATGTGGTGCAGCTTTGTATAATGGTTTGCCTGTAATCGCATTTTTCTTACCTGATTTCAACCCTTGATATGCTGGTGTATTACCTGCCTTATCAGCATTAGTTACTTCATAAGGAGCTCCCTCTACCAACTCTAGATCACCGAAGAACTCATCCCACTCTTTAGTTTCTTTAAATCCTTGAAACTTATTTGCAAGAATTGCTTTCTTACGTGTAGGAATATCAAATAAATGTTGATTAGCCTCTACATATCTTCCAAACTGTTTGGGTGACATGTTGTATTTCTCTGCAAGAGCAGTGAAAGCATTAGATTTTCTGACAAGAACCTTTGACTCTTTCTTATAACCTTTGTTGGTTTTGAGCATTTTCTTGACATCTTTGTACCCTTCTTCTACTGGAGCACTAGAATTATCTTCTTGTATTTTTTTCCATGCATCTACGAAAGATTGATGCTCGTTTCTAATTGTCTTAGAGTCCTTCATTGTTATCCTGATTTTTTCAGACTTTGCCTAATTTTATTTATAAGTGGGTATTGTCCAGGCGTCATATTGATCAAATTATCTCTATATCCATCAGTTCCAACCAGTGTATTTGGGTGTATTTTGTCTCTCATTCGACTCTTCATATGGACTTCAGTGTATTCATTCAGATCTTTTAACCAAGATTTGAACATAATATTGTCCTCAGTCACTGCAATTACATAATTTGCACCAGCTCTAATGATCTTTCCAACCAATCCATGATTGAGATTCTCTACCATATCACCAAGACGGAATATATTTTTTGCAATATAATTTTCTCTGAGGCCTTCAAATGCAAGTTTAGGTGCGAACTCCCATGCTTCAGATTTGGTCTTTTTCATGGAGTTTTGGACTGTATTAAACAGTTTTTTCGCTGATTTATCGTCTAAAGCCTTGGAAATACCTGACCTAAACGTCTTATAATCACCGTCCATTGCAGCTTTTCTTAGTTTGGAGGCAGACATACCCTCCACACCTTTGGCATCGGAACTCCTTTCACCCGCCGATACAATGTTAATCTTGTCAAAATTGTATAATTGTCCGTTGTATTTATTCGCAAGGTTTTCAAACTCCTTGACCCTATCTGAACCAACCACAACATTGACAGTGGAGTATCCTTTTCCATAAGCACTCTTCAATACATCAAAAATAGTCTTTGTTTTGTCATCATCAACGATAGAATCAGCGTGGTCTGGGAAAGCCTTACGCATATACTCTACTTTATCACTAGGATTTAGTGGATTTTTCTTAGAATCTTGAGTTCTTGAGGGATAAATCTTGTATTCTCCACCCTTTCCAGCAGTTTTACTGATGGTATTCATCAGTTTTTCATGTCCGATTGTGGGTGGATTGAACCTACCAAACCCAACAGTCAACTGTTTTTTCTCTTTATTTTTTTCTGGTTTAGGTGTTTCTTGTTTAGGTTGTGCAAGAGTTTGTGGCTCTATCTTTTTACCTAAATTACGATTACCGAAGAACTTAAGTCTTCCATTTACTGTTTTTGCAACTAATTTACCCTGTTTATCGTACCAATCGCCATGGCCATTACCACTCAAACCCATATTTTTGGCTTGAGATGACGCTTGCGTCTCCGCTTCAGAAATAAATTGTAAAAATGATTTCATCCGTTTTCCCAGTCTTTAGCTGCGGTGAAGTTGGCACGACTAAACTCTCTTCTTTTCACTAATTTTAATGCGCCTCCAGAAGAAATAGCTACAAACCCTTCGGGTGCAGTAACTTCATAACCATTTTCAGTTTTTAAAAAAGTTTTTATGTCTTTAACTTTTTCTAGTCTAGAAATGATCATCTCCTTAGCACTAATTAAATTCATGTAAGAAGCAACAGTAAAATACAAAGGTCTTGAATTGTTTTTTAGAAACTGAATTCCGTCTTTTTGCATCTTTATATATTTATCCTGTCCAGATTTAGTTTTCTTTGATGAAATTTCCATGTCTAATCTAGACAAATAAAAATTAATAAAACCATCTTTAGTTTTTTCTGCATTAGTAATTGAAATTCCTTCACGTATAAAACTATTCATGAATTGTTTGAACAACATATTCATCATAAATCTACCCTCACCTTGTTCTTTTATTTCATTCAAAAATCCACTTGCCTGTCGTAAAGATCCCTCTGCTTTATTGACTGCCGCATTATAATTTGTCATTTCAGATTGTCCCATTTTTGCAGCACTACTTGCATCTGTAAATTTAGATGAAAATACAGCAACATCACTGGTAGAATCAATATCTGGCACACCAAAAGCTGCGTTCATATTTGATAAAGAATCACCTGTATAACTTGTATGAAAAACAATACCAATCTTAGCCTTGTCTACCATGTCCCCCATTGGTGTTCCAGTGGGAACTGCGTATGTAATTGTATTAGGTTGAAATGTTATACACTCTTCTCCACCAATAGTCTTTTTTGATTTTGCAGATTGAATGAATAGAAAATCACCTTGTATAACTCCAGTGATACCTAGTGATGGTAAGTACTTTAGACAATCTTTTAATATAGTAACAACACCACCACTGTAAAAATCATCAATTTCAGATTCTGTAACACATATTTTAGGAGCTACCTTGTTAAATACAGACTTTGTACCAACAAAAAAGTAACCAGTCATAGGATCAGTACCACAAACTATAGCTGGAGCACCATCCCATTTAGTGGTGATGGTCACGGCAGATTGTGGTTCAGTTAACATACTTCCCAATTCACGCAACATCTTAATTGCATTGATACCACCAGCCTTTCCTTGATTTACAATATCATCTTCAAGATGTTCCAAGTGTGTATTCTTAGCCATCTATGTCAATTTCCAATGTATAGATGAAGTTTTAGTTTGAGAACTTGCATAAAGATAGATGTCTTTGATTGCCTCATCAGCGTCCTCTTTTTTCATTTTACTCAATGAATCAACTACTTGCAATCCCAATCTCTTCGAGTACCTATAACTTCTAGGAGTTTTTTCATTAATTTGGCCGTTAACCATTTCACTAATAACTCGTTGTTCTTGATCGAAAGTTTGTGGTAATTCATCAGGTAAATAGGTTTTCATCAAATCATAGTTTTCCTTAGAAATATCTCTAGCATTATCTTTACTATATCTCCAAACACCTTGATTATCAAAGTTGTACCCTGCACCAAATCTGTTTAATATAGTCCAAACTTCAGCTCCACCCATTTTTCCTTGTGCGGGAGCACCACCACCACTTATTTCACCTTGCCAACCAGCACTACTCTCTGAACCAAAATTTCTAAATTGCATTTCACCTTTACCCATGTCAACGTAAACGTCTATACTCTTATAAGTAGATCGATATCCCTTGAACCCTATACCTTTAGATCGTTCAAGAACAGAGCTTTGATTAACCACTGCAATATTGGCACTACTTTTTATTTGTTTAAGAGAAATACCAGCCAAAGTTTGATAAGGAGTAGTATTAAATTGTTCTACAAGAAATTGATTTAGATTTAATACTAAACCTTTAGAAGCCGCTTTCGGTATGAGACTAGAATCAAAATCAGATTTAGCTATCCAAATATCTGCAGGGTTCCATTTGTCTTCACTTCCAGGCACAGTTTCTAATGGCTCTTCTTTCTTAACTTTAAGATATGCCTGATTAATTAAAGCATCAACACCACTTCCTCTGTAAAATTTGTAGTAATTTTTTGGTGGTGATTTAAATGCTTTGTAAAGTTTATTAGCTCCCAATATACAAGATTTTTGCCAATCACCTTCAACAGCAAGTACCTCTTCTAATGTCGCATCACAATCACATGAATTCCAAGCAGTTTGGAAATCTGCAGTGTTTATAGCAGAACTATCAGATAAAGGAATATCACTATTTAATACATTAAAACGTAATGCACAATATAAAGCTTGTGCAGACTCTGTTATTCTTGCACCTGTGGAACCACCTCTAGCACCACCACTATTTGATGGTTTAATTTGAACTCTAATTACTTGAACATCATCTGGATTTACAACTACATCTAACTGACGAAGATTTGGATGTGGATTCACTACTATTGAAACACCAGATTGGCCCGCATTGGCAACAGGATATTTGTAATCTCTTAACTTACGTGTTAAAAATATTTTTGCATTAGTTCTCTGAGCTTCAGGCACAATAACACTCATTGTCATTCTAACTTTTTTATTTTCATCAGTGTAATCTTTTACCTGAT